TTTTATCCGGTTGAAGGTGAGGGGCCGAACTTGATCCTGCTGGACAGTAAGAAAGGTCGGTGGGACTTCCCGGAGTTGAAAGAGATCGCGCTCGAGCAATATCATTTTTGGGACCCCGACACCGTCATTGTCGAAGCCAAGGCCAGCGGCACGCCTTTGACGCAGGAAATGCGGCAGACCGGGATCCCGGTGGTAAATTTCACGCCGTCCAAGGGCAACGATAAGGTCAGCCGGGTACACGCCGTATCGCCACTTTTTGAAGCAGGGATGGTCTGGGCCCCCGACGAAGTCTTCGCTGAAGAGCTGATCGAGGAGGTGGCGGCTTTTCCGAACGGCGAATACGACGACTTGGTTGACAGCATGACACAGGCGTTAATGCGTTACCGGCAAGGTAATTTTGTACAATTACCCTCAGATGACTGGGAAGATACAGATCAATCTGCTAGAGTTCGAGCATACTACTAACCTTGAGGCGTTATGTCTGAAGTAGAATACGAGTACGGCCTACCGGACGACGAGCGTTTGAGTGGCTTCCAAAAGATTTATCAAGCGTTTTTGCCTTTCCGGTTCCCTGTCGAAAAGGCCCCTGTGCCAACCCAACGTGGCGATGAGATAATCGACATACGAGTGGATCCGGCGACAGGTCGAACTTACAACTTGTATGAAGCAATTCCAGGCGAGCCGGGTGAATATGGACCTGCTGAGTTTGGACTCGAGTTTATGCCCGCATATCGTGCTGGTAAAGCAGGGCTCGAGTTTTTTGGTGATTTGATCATGGATCCCGAAACAAGAGAGCGAGCGGCGAACGTGATGAAGAACTTGCCGTCTACCATAACTAAAGCTGGCAGAGAGGCGGCAGAGGTACTTTCAGCAGCCGGCGCAGGTATTGAGACATTACAATCGCCTGAAGACGGTCGATTAATTGATACTGCTGAAAGTGTTTTATACGGTCCGGGAGCTTCTAGTCTTGCTCGATTAGTGGGCGGCACACCGGACGGATTTGCTCTTGGAGTAGGGGGCGGATCCCGCGCCAAGTCTTTCAAGAGAATGGAAAAAGAATTTCAAGATTTAAAAGAGGCGGGCATGTCGGACAGAGATGCTTACCTTCAAATGGAGAATCAATATCGGGTACGTCAAAATAATTTTCCGATTTTCAGGGATGAAATTGAGGGCGATCTACGAATTCTTATTCCCGACGAAAAAGCTTCGTTAAAAATTGCCGGAAAATACTTGGATATGCAGAGTAGCGAGCCGTTTAGAAGGGACAATCCAACACAGAAGATAAGAGTCGCAGAAAGTCCGAACATAAGTGGGCTTGCAATAAGAAAATTCGGTGGTTTAGGTGACTATCTACAAGTTGTGGAACCCGCGAGTTACACAACCAACCTTTTCCCAGAAAATCTTGCCAAAATGACTGGCGTGGCCGGGTTAAGAGGGGCTCCCACTGATATAGGGGATGTTCCTTATAGCTCTTCGATACCCGCGACGACTTTAGAGCAGATTTTAGATCATGAAAAATTGTTCCAAGAATATCCTGAACTTAAAGGGTACCGCGTAAGAGCCATCCACGGCCTAAAAAGCTTTACTACAGATGGATCTTTTCAGCCTGAAACGAGGACGATTAGTCTTAGCTCACAACCCAATACACCAGAGGGTCGTCGAAAACTGCAAAGCACCTTGTTACATGAAGTTCAACACGCTATTCAATACATTGAAAAGCAGTCTGGGGGCGCTAGTCCATCAGATTTTCACGATGATGCGTATCGAGCACTTCAAAAAACACAGAAGGAGACTGAAGAAAAGTTAGAAAAAAAATTTAAGGAAGTAATCAGACCTGTAATAAAAAAATATAACATAGGCGTGAAGATGGAGCTTGGTGAAGGACCGCCTCTTGCGCCCGATCTTAGTCCACTTCCACCAATTACGATCACTGAGCCGAACGTTTTCCAATTAAACGACTTCATACAAAAGGCGGCAGAATACATCAAAAGGCGTGCCGATGGCGAAGAAGGATTTATGATGGACTCAGCCAGAGAAAGTGTTCAAGAACTTGATGAAAGACTACTCGTTGATCTTGAAGATTTAGTTGGAGTATTTATTCCAGATTTAACGAAACTAAAAAAGATTAAGGACAATATTAAAATAAAAGACTCAGAGTATTCAGAGATTTACTATGCCAATCCTGGAGAAACCAATGCGCGGCTGGCTCAATTGTTTTTTGAAGGATTACCGCAAGGTAAATATTTTCCCTCTGATAAATTACCGGAAGAAATGGCCGACTTTTTAGCCCAATCAAGGCCCGATGTTTTTCAAAAAAAGACACTTACACCTAGGAGGCAATACGCTCCGGTTTATAAAGGGCTTGAATTAAAAGAGGACATTACAGGCCCCGAGTTGAGAAAACTTGGCTCGCCCAGTGATTTGAGGTTTCTGGTCCGTGAAGCACTTAATCCCGATCGTGGTCAAATTAAGAGAATGTATCGACCTAGCTCGGCGTCCTCAATCGACCTTAAAGGCACAGAAGACTCTTATTTATTTAGTAGGCTGCAATATCTTGAGGGAACGTTAAGAGAAAACCTGTCGCCAAAAAATCGTGCCAAAGCAGACGCCGAAAAAACATCAATAGAAATGGAATTGCGCCGCAGAAAAAATCCAGAAAGGAAAGCTATGGGTGGTCCTGTGGGCGGTCTTGATGTATATTTCAATCAAATGCGGATGATGTAGGGGGTTAGATGTCTGAAATAGATACCCGACAAGGTAGCTTGATGGACCGTAATGTCCCGTCACAACTGGACGAAGAGGACCTGCAAGCTGAGATAGAGATCGAGCTTCCCGGATCACAGAACGATGTCATGGCAATGATTGCCTCAGAAGATGTCGGCAGCATCGAGATTATTCCTGAAGAGGACGGCGGGGTCATCGTGGACTTTGATCCACAGGCAAAGCAGGGCACGGCAGTTGAATTTGACGCCAACCTTGCAGAAGAGATCCCGGACCGCGAACTTGGCCGCATTTCTTCTGAGCTGATGTCCGAGTTTGACGCCAATAAAGCCAGTCGTCAGGACTGGGAAGAGGCGTATGCCAACGGGCTCGAGCTTCTAGGCTTTACTTACGATGAGCGAACAGAGCCATTTCGAGGTGCCTCTGGGGTGACGCATCCTTTGTTAGCCGAAGCAGCAACGCAATTTCAGGCACAGGCGTTCAATGAGCTGTTACCTTCTTCGGGGCCCGTTCGAACTATCGTAATTGGCGAGGACACACCTGAAAAGAACAATCAAGCACAGCGCGTCAAGCAGTTTATGAACTATTATTTGACTAATATCATGGAGGAATACACCCCTGATATGGACCAAATGCTGTTTTATTTGCCGTTGGCGGGGTCAACTTTCAAGAAAACCTACTTTGATGAGGCGATGAACCGGGTTGTAAGCAAATTTGTGCCGGTTGAGAACTTGGTTGTCCCTTATGAGACCTCGGATCTCGAAACTTGCCCAAATATCACGCAAGTCGTGCGTATGTCTTTGAACGATTTACGCAAGAATCAGATATCTGGCTTCTACAGAGACGTGGAAGTCATGCCCGCACAGAAAGATTTGACCTCGGTTAACGAAGAAACCAACCGAATCGAGGGCGTTGAGCCGTCTCAAATCGATTATGACTGCACATTACTGGAATGCCACGTCGATTTGGACCTTGAGGGCTACGAAGACATGGATGAAGACGGGGATCCGACTGGAATCAAGGTACCTTACGTCGTTACTTTGTCTGCGGACAACGGTCAAGTGCTCTCAATACGTCGAAATTACGCTGAAGACGACGAAAATCGCAAAAAAATACAATATTTCACACACTTTAAGTTTTTACCAGGGTTTGGGTTCTATGGATTGGGGCTCATTCACACAATTGGGGGTTTGTCAAGGACCGCGACGGCAGCTTTACGGCAATTAATCGACGCAGGAACGCTATCTAACCTGCCAGCAGGGTTCAAAGCCCGTGGTCTACGGATCAGAGACGATGACGACCCCTTACAGCCCGGTGAATTTAGGGACGTGGACGCGCCCGGAGGAGCCATTAGAGACAGTTTGATGCCGTTGCCTTTCAAAGGCCCGGATGGGACCTTATTCAACCTCCTCGGCTTTGTGGTGCAAGCTGGACAGCGATTTGCAACGATTACTGACCTCAAGGTAGGGGATGGTAATCAAACGGCAGCAGTGGGCACGACCATTGCGATGATGGAGCAGGGATCGCGGGTCATGAGCGCCGTGCACAAACGTTTGCACTACGCCATGCGTAAAGAATTCAAGATACTTATGCGGGTGATGAGTGAGAGCTTGCCGCAAGAATACCCCTACGCGGTAGAGGGTGCGGATGCGACTGTCATGCGTGAGGACTTTGACGATCGTGTGGACGTGGTGCCGGTCAGTAATCCCAACGTATTCAGCCAATCTCAGCGTATCATGATGGCTCAGACCAAGTTGCAGCTCGCAGGAGCCGCGCCTGAGTTACACAATATGCCTGAGATATTCAGAGATATGTACGAGGCGCTGGGTGTGACTGATGTCGATCGCATCATGAAATCGGTGCCTGAGACAGACCCCGTGCCGAAAGATCCGGTGCAGGAGAACATTGACGGGCTCGATATGTTGCCGATGGAGGCGTTCAGGGGGCAGAATCATGCCGCGCACATACAAGCGCACCTCAGTTTTGCAATCAGTCCGATGGTGGCTGGCAATCCTACGCTGGCAGCAAGTTTCCAGAAGCACATCATGCAGCACGTCAAGATGCAAGCGATGGAGCAAGCAGAAATTGCGGCGCAACAACAAGGTCAGAACATGGATATGGCGGCATTGATGGCGCAGTTCGAGGCCGAGGGTATGCAGATGCTGATACAGTTGACCAATCAGCTTACTGGGGCAGGACAACCGGACCCACTGGTTGCACTCAAACAACAAGAATTGCAGCTTAAAGCGCAGAAAGAACAGGCCGACACCCAGATTGATATGCAAAAGCTGGGTCTCGAGCAACAAAATCAACAGATCAGGCAGGATCAGTTCCAGCAACGTCTTGCTTCTCAAGAGCGGCAAACGGGTGCTAGAATTGATGCCGCTTTCCAACGTGAACTGCTAAAGAAGGATGACTAATGGGTAAATCAGTTAAAGTAGACGGTAGCAAACCGGGCAACGGACCCAAGGCGGTCGAGTTTGCACAGATCGATAAGCAGGGTCGTGTGCCTTATGGCAAGACTGCCGACGTTAAAATACCCGGTGCGCTGAAGAAAATGAAAGCACGCGGCATGGGTGCGGCTGTCAAAGGCGGCGATTACATGGGTTATGAGTAGTGCCGCTTAAAAAAGGCAAAAGTCAGAAAACCATCAGTGATAATATTTCTAAGCTGATGGACGAAGGCTACAAGCAAAAACAGGCGATTGCGATTGCTTTGAACGAGGCGGGCAAGAAAAAAAAGGGGAGGAGAACATGACAGGCTTGTATTCTGGTCTCGGCAGCTTTGTACGACCGCAACGCATGCAAGACGGTGGACCCGCTCTGACCGATTTGCAAAGAAACATTTTGGCCGAGCAAGGTTTGACCGCCGCAGAAGCGCAAAACGCTGTCAGGATGATTATCGCTGGACAATCAAATATGTTGCCGGATAATCTAAAAAGTTTACTGAACACAGGCTATTTCAGAAGAGTGGGAGCTGCTTTTGACATGGTCGATGCTGCGGGTAATCCTATCACTTTAGCAGGCCGCACGGCGGTAGCTGGAATTGATTTTCCGGGACAGACTATTGAATATGGTCCCAGCGCAGAACAATTAGCTGAGATGCAAGCTCTGAAAGAGGCCGCCGAGCAAAATTACACTTTTGGCACACCACCTCCAGCGGACACGCCGCCGGCAGATATGGCACCCCCAGCAGATACGGCACCCCCAGCAGATACGGCACCCCCAGCAGATACGGCACCTCCGGCAGATACGGCACCCCCAGCGGGATATCAACGCTTTGATCTTTTTTCTTATTTTGGTCAGGACGCAGCGCCGATTGATTTTTCGTTAAATTTTGAAAACGTTTTTGGACCCCCTCCTGTAAATCCCGGACAAGATTCTCCTGACTATGGGCTATTTGTAATTGATTCTCAAAATTACAATATTGCTAAAAACACTTGGAATTCCATGAGTCCTGAACAGCGTGCTGGGACCACTGATGCTAACGGCGTGCCCGTAAATAATTTTATCATGCAATATGGTCAAACCCTTGGTCAAAATTACATGCCTGGGAATGTAACAGCAGATCCCTTAAATCCAGTGGGCGACCCTATTCCCGGCACGACGCTAGGATCAAATAATTTACCCGCTGCTTCTGAGGTAGTGGGGGATTTATTTCCAGATCCTTCGGAGCGGGTAATGCCAACAATGGACATGGTGAGAGTGCAATCTTTGGAAGGACCGATGTTGTCAGGGAACTTCTTAGATACAAGACAAAACCCACAGGTTTATCAATTACCGACACAAGGTTATGCGTCGCAAAGGCAGGACCCATTTGGTGTGAATGTAAAGCAGACTACACGGCCTTTGAACATACCAGAAAGAATTATTCCGGCACCGCCTCAACCGCAACCAGCACCAGGAACAGATGGAAACGAAGTTGGAATGGATAATCCTATACCTGGCGCCGGAGGGGGTGTAACTAATTAATTTCTGTGATAGGATTTTACGAGACTATTACGGATAATATGCGACATGGATGAAATTTTTGTCGCGGAAGCGGTGTATCGGGTGACCCGAGAGCGCCGTCAAGCGATTGTCGATTTGTTGATGTACAACAACGTCAAGTCGATGGAACATTATCGTGAGTTGATGGGCAATTTGGATGCTCTCAACCATGTGGAACAGGAACTCTCGAACCTGCTAGAAAAACAGGAGCAAACAGATGACTAAGGAAACAACCGTCACTAACCTCAGTGATGCAATGCAAGACACCCCTTATCTGAACCCAGAAAAATTACCGGAATCTTTATTAGAAAGAATGCCTACGCCTACGGGCTGGCGCATTCTGATACTGCCGTACCGTGGTGCAGGAAAGACAGAGGGCGGTATTTTACTGGCGCATGAGACGCAAGAGCGCACAAATGTAGGCACACAGGTGGGATATGTGCTGAAAGTTGGTCCACTTGCCTACAAAGACGGCGATAAGTTCCCAACGGGTCCTTGGTGTAAAGAAAAAGATTGGGTCATGTTTGCACGGTATGCAGGATCGAGATTCAACATTGAAGGCGGCGAAGTTCGCATTTTGAACGACGATGAAATCATTGCCACCATTCTTGATCCCAACGATATTAAACACAACTAGAGGTAGTCATGTCAGAGCAGTCACAAGTAGATTTGGATTTAGGCGACGAAGAAGAGGTCGTTGTCGATTTAGAAGAAACACAAGCGGATGAGGAGCAGTCGGCAGAGGCTCCTGTAGAGGCCGCAGAGGACCAGTTTGAGCAAGCGGAGAGTGCTACTCAGAAACGCATAAATCA